AGCTCCCATAGGTTGATCGGATAGATTACCATGGATGATGTTTCGAGTTTGATAAGACTCTAAGTTAGGATCAGGCTGAGGTGTACCTCTTGCTTGGCCTGCAGGAGATCTCAGGAAGGTTGCAAGTGATCTGTCCTCTTCAGGTGTGAAGTTACTGCGGGCAGCAGGTCCACGACTACCTAATATAAGCTTGTCAAGTTGCTGAGGGGTCATATCAGGATTTTTACTCTGAATGATGGCTTTGGCCATACCTTCGGTGGCACCGGTGATGTTGGTTCCAGGACGAAAACCTGAGGTTTGCAATAATTGAAGAAGATACTTAGACGTGTCTTTCTTATCGCCTGGAGAATTCTCTTGAACTCTAGCCATATTAACTACGGCTGAGTTAACAAGGTTGAGTTTGTCTTGTATTCCTTGGACGTAAGTACTCATTGGATATTGTGTTGGTAAACGACTGCCGAGAGTAATACGAGGATCTTCTGAGATCGGACGATTATTCTTATCAACTAAACCAAATTGATTGGTCTTATCGTTGAATGAGAAGTGTAACCCAACGTCGCCAGAAAGAGCTGTATTAAGATCAAGGATAGTACTACGGTAGAGACTACCAAACTCTGTCTCTAAAGTATTTTGGTATTTCTGATAGTTCTCTGGGTGGACTAATGAAGTTTCTCTAACGCCCTTGTTGATAGCCTCGGAAGACAACAAATTGAACATCCGATACTTACCACCGACCTTCTCGCCGGTAACAGGATCAGTATAATCCATCTTTAGCTCGTTAAGTCTACCGACGTTTTTATTGTTGAACGCGTAGTCAATCAACTTATCTTTAGCCTCAAGATTCATCCGAGGATCAGCGATAGAGGAAATTACTTTAGAAACGCCTTTTTCACCGAAGTAATCATCATCACCTGTAGCTCCAGCTTCCACGCCTTTCTTGATAGCGTCGATGTGATAACGTGGAATCTTTTGTCCTCTTTTATCAGCATATGGAGAGACAGCTGCGATGGCTTCCTGTTCAATTAGCCCTTGGAATTTCTGAGCAGCATTAGTACTAACTATTGATCCAATAGCCTGTGGAAAGTATTGTTCACCATAGATAGCTCTTGCACCCACGATAGCCGCAGAGACAGCTCCAGCATCTTTACTGAGTAAAATATTATTTGTTGCATCAGCCTTGATATGCTCAACTTGTCTGGTGATAAAGTGTCCTGGACCATCTTCTTTGTTATTAAAGAACATCTGTTGAGCCCGTAACGGAGCCATTGCATTCTTCACAATATTAGTAGTATCTCCAATTAACGGAGCATATTGTGCAGCCTTAGCTGCCATATCTCTTTCAATACCGGCCATCCAATTATTGTATTGTAAACGACGTTGGTTGATTTCTGTCTCACCAATTTCAGGATGCTTACCAGCCGCATAATCGGTCAAGAGTTGAGCTAAATCTTTACCAGTTCCCCCGCCAGGAAGACTTGCGTCTTGTAGCGCCGACATATGAATTTGAGCAAGAGTGTTTAACTGATTGCCAAGACTTTGTGTTTGTTTAGTAATAAGATCTTTCTCTTTCCAATCAGTTCTTGCACGATCAGCTGCGTCTAAGCTGCCTTGTGTCTTTCCATTCTCCCAATCATTGATTCTATGAAGAGCTTCACTCTGTATAGCAGGATCGTTAGGATTAGCTTTGTACTTGAGTAATAGGTCAGCCTGACCTGGCATATCGTTAGATTTCTTTAGCGAATCGTAAACATCGTCCTTAGTTCTGCCCATCTGAGTCAGCTGACGATTGATATCGACAAGCATGTTTTGGTAGTAACTATTAGCTACAGGAAGACCTGAAGCTTCAGATATCTTCTGATCTATGTACTCACGATAGCCAGGCCCGTACTGTGCACGCATCTGCTTAGCCGCAGCTAGGACATCTCCTGCATACTTCGTATCGTTGAGCTTGGGACTGCCAGCAGATTTAGCCGAAGCCAATGCTTGGACACCAGCGAGACTATCAGCAAGACCTACAGGAAGGTTATCCTCTGGATCAGCCATAGCGTTGGCGTCTAACCAGCTCTTGCCGGTTGTAGTACCATCGGCTGTTTGAGCGGGCTTTGGTATAATTCCCTTATCCAGATCTGTCTTGATCTGTTCAAGACCTGTCGTCATTTTATCCCGAAGCGGATCAACTTTAGCGTAAGCCGTATCAGCGATACTCTTCTTGATTGCAGTATCTGTTATTGATACCGCTGAATCTAACCCAGTAGTTGCGGTCTCTAACGCAAGCTTACGTGAAATATCAGGTGTAGGTGCATCAAGTACCCGACTATAGTTCAGATAGTTAGGATCTTGAGTATCTTTAACCTGTGGGTTGAATACTGCCATTATTGTCTAAGCCTTTGGAGTTTCTTCTCAGTTGTAAACTGTTCCATACGCGTCGTTGGAATGTTACTTTGAGTCGTAAATGGGGTTGGGATACCTAAGAAGTCTTTCCGACTGGTCGGGACATTCTTGGTAGCGAATGCGAAATCTTGTTCGTTGATTTGAGTCTCAAAGCCTTTAGCACCAACAGCAAGAACTGTGCCTCTCTTGTCCATAGGAAGACCTCCTATTTCCATCAAAGCATCGACACGTTTATAATATTTCTTGGCTTGCTCTGAATCATGGTTAGCAGCTGCTTGGAGATATCGGCCATACTCTTCGACAGCTTCTTTGAATACGTGCTTCTGGAACTCTACTTCACCACGCCTAATACTGCCTTTGATGTATTTATCTTCGACTTCTTGCGGTTGAGTACCTGTTACAGAGTAGAATGCAGCTCCGGCTACTGAGACGTTACCGAGATAGCCTTCGTTCTTACTTACCCATTTACCGTAATTGATAGCTGTATAGAGTTTATATAATTGATTTGCCGTAGAGACTTCCTTAGCGACATCTAGTAAATCATCACCCATCAGTGGGTAAATCTTCTTACTGTTGTTGGGTTCTAAGAGTGAAGCTGCAGCTGTCCAGAAGTTACTACCAGCAGTCAGTTGGTTCATCAGAGTTGTACCTGCAGCACCAGTGAGAATCTTATACCAAGGAGCATCTGACTTCATTGCATCGCTGAATTGAGTTAAGCCAGGTGAACCATACCGAGCTCCGAAGTTAGGTAGTGTTCCAGACTTCCAACGATCAGTACTTGTCAGATCACCTTTACCGGTAATCCATGCGGCGAAGATCGCAGGCAAGCCTACATCAACTGCAGTGCTAATGAAGTTCTCGCCAGGAGTGTAACCACGTTTGATAGCTTCCTCTCGGATAGAGTTAGCCATCGGTAAACCAGTCAAACCGATTGCTGAAGGAGCTCCATATAGAGCTGAGTAAAAGGCTGCCAGTCTAAACTTCTGCATAGGAGTTATTCGGTTACCCATGAAGAGCTCAGCCATCCTGATCTGATAAGTCAAGAACTGTGTGGTAAGTGAAAAGATACCACCGTACTGGCCGGTAATGCCAGCATTGCTGGCGCGGGACATGTTAATTGTTAGTGTATCAGCTCTGTTGAGTATCTTACCTAGATCGTCTTTAGTAACAGCACCGATAGGTTTAAGTTCTCTGAACTCTCTGTAAGCCGTATACCATGCACCCAACCGTGTGGATTTCTCCCCCTCACGGAAGAACCACGTACCTGCGTGCATAACATTCTTGAAATCATTACCTACATAGTCAGTCTTCATGGCTGTATCTAAATTGGCGTATTCGCCAGCTACGGTATCAAATCCAGTGCTCTTCAAAAGACGCTGAGCTTCTGAGAATTCACCAGGTTTCCATTTAGAGAAACCAAAGACATTCAGCTTAGTTGCCATGTTATCAAGATACTTGAGAAACTCAGGAGACTGGTTCATGCGAGCCATCTGATGTAACCATGTAGCGTATGTACCAGTTACACCGTGGGAAGGAGCTATAGCTAGAATGGCGGAGAAAGTCTGCGCTTGAACAAGCAGTTGAGCAGGATTAAACATGCCGAGCTTCTCATGAAATGTAATACTTCTAGCCCATGTGACAGGATCTTTGATATGCTGAAGCGTCCAGAGAGGCACAATCGTGGCTATCTTAGCTGCAAAGCTTCTAGCTGCAGTAGGCCCGAAAGCGGTATAACTGGAGTCAGTCAACACTTCGATAGCTCTGAAGATAGCAGTATCCGCTGCATTAGGTATTCCAATAAACTGTTGTATCTTCATTCTATTAGACAGAAGATTGGATACCGTTTCTAACGAAGTACCAGGTTTGAAAGCTGATCTATCATTGCTTGATTGGAAGTGCCAAAATGGACTAGATCGGATTTCTGATTTATCTGCCTTGAGATGGGTTTCAGCTTCGCGGAGCCAATGCTCGACAGCGAAGATCTTATAATCATCCATGTAGACTGTATTGACGATACGATTGAGCGCACGGTTCATCGTTGTAATAGGATCAATCATCTTACCTTCAGGAGCGTACTTATACAAAGGATTGCCTTGTGTACCTATGTCCTCGAAGTGGTTTAAGCCGTAAGAGTCACGTTCAGTATTGTAAGCAACTTGGAATTGACGATTATCAGAACCAGACTTAGCTCCATCTTTGAAAGCCAATCCGTGACGTTCTTCAAGACCTTTATCTACATCGAAAACAGTCTGTCCTTTACGGACGACTACAAACGGTTCATGAAGATCAAGCTTAGGTGGAGTGGTTTTACCAAGAGCATCTCTGCCAGGTTTGAACATCCCATGAAGATCGTCCCATTCGATGGGAAGATGTGCTTCGGTATATCGTTGAGCTTCAACTAGATCATTGCCACGGATTAATCGTTGAACTTCATGTAGCTTATTAGCTATGTCTGTACCCATCACTCTGTTTAGAAGAGGCATGAACGTACTGTCGCCGGTGTAAACAGATTTATACCGTTTACCGCCAGACTCAAATTGATGATAGAGTTTAGCTTGCTTCAGGAAGTGATCGTAGTCATACTCGAAGTGGCCACCGCCTCTACGGTTGACATGGTTATATTCGAGAGGTTTACTCTCCATCTGATCAGTCAAGATGTACCTGACGTGTTCATTACCAGCAACTTCAGAGAAATCACGTAGTGGTGTATGCTCGGGAGCATATACGCGAATAACCTTCAGCTGACCGTTAGTAACCATCTCTCTGTATTTGGCGATGGCTTTAGGACCGATTTCAGAACCACCAAGGTTAACGACACGTTCCTCACCTAGTTTCTTGCTCATGATCATCATAGCGTCGTCTCCACCTGGGAAACGATTCATAGCTACGCCATCGAAGAAGTTACTCTTGACTTGTTTACCGTCAGGACCTCTGGCAGAGATACTGAACTGTTCAGCACCAATACGAGCACGGTTTCTAAACTCAGCGATCTCACGAAGGATACGATCACCTTCGACCATTCGAACGAAAGCAAAGTAAGCTTGATGTTCTGCAAAGCTTGGAGACTGATCATAGTATCTTAAGTAATGGTCGTTCAGTTCTCCAGGAGTTTTAAAGAAGGAACCAATCTCACCCGTAACTTTATCTATATCAGTCCTGGCGAAGTTGAGTGTTCGACTAAATGCACTGTATGCAGTCAACCGATCGCCTGTTTTAACATCTGTGTAAGGTTTGCTAAACCGGTTAATATAACTAAGTGGTTTAGCTTTCCAGTAAGGGATAGCTTCTCCGGTTACCGGGTCTTCCCGTACGATGCCCGACGCGAGGTCTTTGATGTACTTCGCTTCTTCTTGCGCCCATTCGCGAAAGAGAGACTGCGTATAAGTGGCGATTTTTCTGTTGACGGAATCATTTAATGCCAATGTATCATCGGCTCCGCGGAATTTACCGAGAGCACCGTTAAAGAGAGCTTTGAAACCGGTCTGACTGGCCGTAGACGTCGCTTCTGGGATTAGTTTACCCGAAGTGTCTCGGATCATAAGATCACGGACAGCCTTATCAGTTTCGTTTAATGGACGACGGACAACGAGTTTAAACCCAATGCCGTGTTGTTCTATTGTATCATGCGCAGTTATTACGGAGGCCGTGCCTTCCTGAAGCGCTTTATATTCTTGTAGCTTTAATCGGATCTGTTCCTTACCAAAGTCTACGCTGGCTTGCATGTGGGATTTGACATCCTCACGTGCTTCAGTCTGTAAAGCTTTACGAAGATTCTTATTAACAATACGCATCTGGGCTATCTCCCCCTCTAGTTGGGTAGCCCTTTCGTATGACCCCTTACCTTTAAGACGAAGATCTAATTCGATTGATTTCTGTTTAGCTTTAGCTATACTATCACGAAGGATATCGTTTTCCCCTGCCGATAAACGTTCAGAAGGAGTCAATTTGGGATCGTTAGCCATATTGCGTCTACGCTGTAATGTCTGTTCCCAATCAGCGATATTATAATCTATCTTACCCTTAGCTATTTGAAGCTTTTCTATTTCCTTGGGAGTTATTCTACCAGTGCCTTCTACGATCTGAGCATCAATCCCGTGTAGCGTTGCAAAAGATTTAGCTGTATCTGGGTTAGAAAATAACTTACCGTCGTAATTGCCGAAGGTTACTTCATGCCAGAAGGTGTTGCTCTTGGCTTCGTACAACGGATTAGACACATCTAAGATAGCATTCTTAATGCCTGCGTAAGAGTCTTTGATAGACTCCTTAACAACCCTTACCGCGTTCTCTGTAGCCATCGCCATCGGAATACGATTAACCCTAGCTGCAGTAATAATCTTATCCAACAGAGCCATCCCAGCAGCGATATAGCTATCTTGTATCCGAACCACTTGTTCACGCTTGAGATTACCGACATCTTCAAGGAGTTTGTCCTTGTCTTGGTTGAGTGAGGTAAAAAGAACATCGTCAGTCGCAATCTTAATAGGATCACCTTGGGCGTTGATGTCTCTTAAAATGATATCTGAGCTTTTGATTTCAGCAGCTTTACCGACATCGCCAGCTGCTTCAGCTCTAGCGGAAGCATCTACTCCGACTTTATCTGCAAGCTTGACGTAATCCTTGACAGCCTTATTGGTTCTATTAGCTAATGAAATACGTCTAGCGACGTTCAATCCGAACTTACCGACAGCAGCTACGTCCAACGGAAGCATGTATGTGAATATTCCATCTAAGGTACGGTTGGCAGAAGACTTGCCTTCTAGATATTCTGCAAACTGTTCAGCTAATTGAGGATTGCCTTTAGCAAGATGATCGGTAATTCCTTTAGCAGTCTTAGCGTAGACTTCAATATCAGGAATAGCAAAGACACGATCGGCTGTCTCTTGTAGATGACTGCCAATGTCAATACCAGCTAGTGAACCTACTTCAGAATACAAACCACGCATTTGAGTTTCAGTGTAAGGTTGCCACATCTGCTTGAGAGCATCCGCTGCAACGCCTACTAGAGATTGCTTAGATATCCGTGTTTGCTGATCTTCTTTTAGTCTCTTAGCAATTTCCATCCTAGCTGTAAGTTCACTTCCTTTAAGAAAGGATTCATTTACAACTTCAGGAATGTCTTTGTTGGCTTCAACGATAGGGTTCGGTGTCTCTGTCTTCAATGGCTCTAAGAAACGCACACCGTAGTTCTTCTCTACAACTGTATCTGGGTTCGTAGGAGCTTCGAAAGGATTTGTCACCCTTTGAAACTCTTCTGCAGTCAACGGAGCGCCTTTTCTGTTAGCCAGGTCAATAGCCATGTTAATTTTTTGATTATAACGGCCTTCGTCCATCTTAATCGCTGCATCACGACGAAGATAATCTTCTTTACCCGCAGCGATTTCAGCTCTAATTTGTTCAGTAGTCTTTTGAAGATGCTCGCCTACAGCTTCTTTAACTTTAGCTGTTCTCTGGTCAACAACATTCGGAGGAAGAATTACAGCAGGTCTGCCTGTTACAGGCGTCATAGTCACGCCAGTATCAGGAGCTTCAGAAGTCGGAGTCATAGTCACACCGGTATCTTTATCTTCAGGTTCTTCTTCAGGCGGTTGTACGTGTATATCGGGGAGTTGAGTCATTAAATAGTCTGTCTAGTATAAGTTCCAGGATAACCCCCGAAGATGTTATTGGATTGTGCTTGCCCAAAACTTGCAATATTACTTATGGTGCTGGAGTTCTTGACTAAAGATCCACCGAAATTAGAGATTCCTTGATCCGTAGCTTGAGCGGACTGAGACTGACTAATCAAAGCCTTATTACCGCTTATCTGACTGTTCAATCCGAAGATGTTCCTTCCGATCTCTAAGTTCTGAGCAATACCTTGAGCATTCCACATTCCTTGATCAGAAGCTTGCGCTTGGCCCCCTTGAAGACCTGAACCAAATTCAGCATGTTGACCGACTGCTGCGTTTAATCCCGCGGCTTTGGCTCGCTGAACATTCCGATAATTCTCAAGACTCTGTCTATTTGCCGACAACTCCATAGCTTGTCTTCGTTGATCGTTAACTTTATTTTCTAAAGCAAAGTTCTGTTGACTTATTTGAGCTTGTTTCTTAGCTTCTTCACTGGAACTTATGCCTCCGAAGAGCTGCATTCCAAGGCCAACTGCGGCTAAACCTATTGATATCGGATCCATTATGTACCTGCGTTTACTGTATCAACCACTGCCCAGCCTTGTATATCAAAGGGTTGTGTATCAACAGAGGATATCTTAAATTGCAAGACATAGCCTGATCCTCTAATCTTATGTCTGCGAAAGACTGTTTCAAATCTTGTTAAACCATTAGTGACCAGTTGTGCAGTAGAATATTTTCCTGAACTAGGATCATTAGCGAAGTTCCATATGCCTTGGATTTTATAAGCTGAAGCTTCGCCATTAGTTCTAGAGTAGACTTGAATATACTGGGGCTGAAATTTCTTAATCGCTTGACCTCTCAACTTAAATCCAGTTACAAAGTAACTAGTATAATTACTAGGAAGATTAGCGTTTACCCAATCAGTATAGTCTGTACGATACTCTTCTGCAAAACTAATGCCAGGCGCAATGAAAGTAAGATATTTAAAAGCAGGTGGCGGTGATGTAGTCCCCCCTGGTCCTGCTACATAATTAATACCGTTAATACTTATATTATCGTTAGCCGCTGTATACGGAAAGAAAGCATTATTGACAGTATTGAAATTCATAATCTTATTAAAAGTATAACGATCTGCTATAGAAGTAGCTTCAGTATCTTTATAAACCCATTGAACTACATAGTTAATTGGATGATAGTCTCCTCTAGCATACTTTTTACTTGATAATGGTATTTGATTATAGAAAGTTGCGATAGTACCTATTGTCACTGGAGTAACTTCTAAAGGATTTACATGTAAAGGACTGCCTTGAATTCCTCCTCCTTGCTGAGCGGGAGCTACTTTATAAATACCATCTTCATTCCAAAACAAAGGAAGACCATTGACATTAACAAAAGACGTCGAAGATATACTTTGAACTGAAGAAAGCTTGACTATAGTATAATCGTTGGCTGAAAAACCAATCCCTTGACTTCCAGTAATGTACCAAACACCATTAGCAGCAAACACTAACAAAGCATTTTGAAGTGGAAATAACTTATATATACTTCCACTACCTTGTATCGTTATTACTCCACCATCGGTAGGAAGAAGATCAAACAAAGCATCCGAAGTTGGATCATTTACTTGGTAACAATTACCAAAGTTAGTCGGGGAATTAGTAACAATCTGGGAAAAATAGATATTCTCTGTCCAAGTATAAGCATTAGCTACACCAGTGACTGGTTGACTAGCATCTAAACCAGTATACCAAACTCTTCCTTGAAACCAAGTTCCAGTCTTAGGACGCTTTGTAGTATAGATATCATCTATTGAACTGATAGCAGAAACAAGACTTCTTTGCTGATTGAAAGCATTGATAATAAAATGTCCCTTAGGCGCATATCCAGTATTGAGAGTGGTATTATTTATTTGAGTAGTAGGATCAAAGACATCGCTTGCATTTTTAAATGTCCACCAGACATCTGCATCACTTGGGTAATTGCCGATTGCAGAATTCCAGGTGGATATGTAACCATGGTTAGTCGGTGTGATTGTAAAAGTATTGAACGGAGTTCCAGCTGAGACAGTAGTTAAAATGTTCACAGTCATAGAGGTGCCTGCGTATGCAGTCATAGTACCGGAAGCTAAGACACCTACGAAATTCCCAAATATATTATATGCAGTTATAGATACAGCATCACCAGGAGAAGTTCCTGTAATGCCTGACTCAACAGTAAAGGTATGAGACCCTACCGCAAGTATATCTACAGCTGCTTGATGGGCAGCCCATGCCGCTCCTTGTGTCCAGCCTTGATTGGATAGATTATAAAGATGAGCATTTGAAAGACTAGTTGGTCTAGTATTTACAATAAGACTATCGTTTACTCCTTCAAAATCTCTTATCTGTACATTGATTCTGACACCTGTTACAACACCATTCAGATGACTTACATAAATTGGATCACAATTAGGATGAAAAACAAATAAGTATCCATTACCATCTGCGTACTGGCATTCTAAAGAAAAATCAAAAGATCCTACGGCGGAAATAAAATTCTGTAATTCTATTGTACCTCCAATCTTACAAGCTGAAAGAGGGAAAGTAGTAGTAGTATGAGTGACCGAAAAGAAAGTTAACTTAGATCCATTCTGAACTACTACTAATTGAGTTAGGCCATCGCCGCCAACATTATTCCATTTATAAGTGGATACAGCTTTATTAGTTATATCTGCAAAAGTATTGATAAAGAAATTCTCCTCTAGATCAATCCCTAGTCTACGATTAACGTCTCCAATAAGAGTATACTCACAGTTGTCAGTATCTGTAGCTGCATTCTCTGGAAAGTTTAATCCAGTAGATTCAGTTACAAATCCTTTAGTGAAGTTGTTTTCTATTGCTGTGGTTGTTTGTTGTGACACTTAATAAATCACTTCTTTAATTCGAATATTTTTCATATTGAAATATGATTCAGCATGCCGCATTGCAGACTTGAAATCGGTGTATTTGTTTTTTAATTGAGCGGGAACTAATCCATGTTCCATTCTAAAACGCCACATCGTGGTCTGAGAATCCATCACAAGATGTAAAGCATTCTCTCCTTTGAAAACACGGGGGTCTAACATCCCTGTATCTTTTCCAGGATTGAGTTGTTCAAGAACTAAGACTCTATCTTTTACCATTTAAAATTAGGACTCCGACTTTGAACTGGCTTCCTACCGAAGTTTGGTAGCTGGTCAAAGTAACTTGGTTTATTATCAACAGATTTATCTTTCTGTAAAGACGACCACTGTCGTCTAGCTTCTTGCTCGGCTTTGGTATGAGGAAGCTGTTTCAGTTCGAAGAAAGCAAGACTTTTAGCTTCGTTTAGAAGTAAAGCTACTTGCTGATCATCCAATTCAGGTATGAAATTATCTTCCATTTGCCAAATAGGTGAAGCTAATCCATAACACATCGTCTTACTGGCTTGTAGCGTATCATCCAGTGTATTATTAAATGAATCAAAGACAACGTAGAAATTTCTAATGACGGTACAGAATCGAGGTTGAGTATCGTTTTTGTAATTGAACCGAAAGACTTCACCATCAATAGACAATGTTAACGTATCTACATTAATGTCAGTAACGCTATAGCCGTTGACGTAATCAGCGAACTGTTGCATCGGAAGAATAGTGACGTACTTATAGTTGTTAGCATCAACTGTTGAGTCAAAATATTTGACCCACTCTAATGACTTCGCTCCATCTGGTATGAACATCAAATTAGGTTCAGTAAGGCTCAAAGAAGGATCAAGCTGATATGGCTTGGTTTGGTCAGGAAGATTAGCTCTACTGGCCATATTGAAGAACGTAGTCTTGACGATCTCAGCTACTTGAAGAGATTCCGTCGTATCTCCGATAGAGTTGACTTCGTCTGATCCCAATGCTGATAAGATATTTTGTGTATAATCTAGGACTGTACGTTTCATTTACGGTTCCACATATTGATACCGATGTTACCGAGAAGGAAGGTAATAACAGCGTAAGGCAAGTACGGGGCTGAAGTTCTATCAAAACCTGCTACATGGAACATCCAGTCAGGATAATGTAAAGCTACGATAGTATCCCAGCTTACAAGAGCAACCCAGACAACTATAGGAAAACATACAAGGTCTCGCATTATACGGAGACCGATGTCATCTTGAGTTGTCTGGATTATTTGCGCGGATACCTTAGCTTCTTCGATATCAGAACTGCGATTAGTCTTCAGTGTGTCAAGTTTGACGTCTTGCCACTTCGTGAAGATACTAATGATGCCCTGTATAATTGGGCCGAGAAGAGGTATCCAGCTAAGCATTACTGTACTTCCGTCGGAGTTTCAGCCGAGATCTTCTTAATACGCGACTTAGCTTTCTTAACTTCAGGCAAAGCATCGACTGCAGCCTGAACCCTCAAAAGGGGATCGTTAGCACGGCGAGTGATCTCGGAGAAGATACCCTTCACAAAAGCTATGCCACCGAGAGCCATAACTTGAGTTTGATTGAAGACGGTTCCGGTGCCAAACAAAGAGGTCAAAGGAGACCAGTCCATAAAGCCAATACCAGCTGTGACCAGACCTGCAAGGGCAGTCACACGAGCTTCGATGATTGATCCAACAGGACCAGCGGCGGACTTGATTTTAGTCCAGATAGTTTCGAACATTTAATTCTTTCTATTTCGTATTTGGTAGATAATATAATCTACGATGAATGAGGTTAAGAGTATTCCAATTGTATATGCAATCCAATGTGCTTGGAAAGTACCCCAATAAGTATAGGCTACAGCGGCTCCGGCACCAGCTATGACAGGGCCAGTTCCCGTTGAGACCGACTTATTGAACACTCCCATAAACTTCAGAAGGCCTGCACAACCAAGCTGATGATCAACAACATTAGGATCATAAACCCCATCAGACACATACTTGCCTTCGACATATTGATCAGTTCCTGCCCAAACGTAAGGAGAAGGAACACCTTTATTGGCGTAACCTAATCCATTGTATTTTTCTAACATTGTGAGTGCGCTGCCTGGAGACCAGTCAGTGTTCTTAGAGGCATAGGGAGCGCAATTAACTAAGGCATCTACGGCACCTTCTTCCCATGTATTGAAAGGACCACGTCCTTTAGGAACATGGACAGATTTCTTATTAAGAGGATCTCCTTGTCCAAGCTGAGTATTCCAGTTCTGCGATGCCTCTCGTTCATGGACTACAGCAATAAACCACCAAGGAACGCCTGTAAGCTTTTCTACTTTCTGATATCTAGCTTTGGCATCAGAAGCTTTCAAACGGTTAGCTACCTTTTCAAAGGCAGAGCCTTTGTCAACAGAGACGTGGCAGTTCTGCCAACGTTTAGTATTTTGTTCTTGAAGGGTCATCTGACTCGCCTCGCTCTAATTATTCCAAATGCACTTGCGGTACTAACTGTAAATGTTGCCTGACAAACCAAGAAGACAGAAGTAGTTCCTGATAAACTCAATCTATAAGAAGGTATAACCTGACTTAAAGACGGTCCTCCTGTTACAACACCTGTAGTTGTAAATCCATTGGCCTTACCGGGAGTACCATCGAATGTATTAGTCGTACCTGATATACTGACAGCAGTATTAGTAACATTCGTTGTTGCAGCTGGTGCAATATACCCGATAGCATCGACATCCCAGTCGCCTGCTGTTAATGAGATACTAGTTACAGTCTTAGCTGTTCCAGTGACAAGAGCCACAGCAGAACCTGATACAACCACACTTTCTACGTATTCACCGACATTACCTGCATTAGCATTATTGTTAGTAGTAGTCCCTACAATTCCATTACCAGACCCGGAAAATGAAATATCACCGGACAAGGCTCCGAGAGTCTTATTAGTTAGAGTATCTGTAGTAGCTTTACCCACTAAAGTATCTGTAGCTGCAGGAAGAGTTAAAGTTCCGGATGCAACAGCTGAAGGTTGTAAAGTTGCAGTTCCGCTAGTCCCTCCCGCAATTACAAGTGCGCCGCCAGTAATTGCCAGATTTCCTACATTAGTTAGACCACTACTAAACGTAGTAGGCCTAGCAAAAGTAGCATTACCAGTAGGACCAGCGATAGTTAAAGTATTAGCTCCATTACCTGAGGTGAGAATACGAAATGCATCTGTGCCAAGGTCAGTACCTACGAAAAATCTATTAGTAAGAGCACTTGTATCAAACCACGCTCCAGCTCCTGGGCTTGCATACTGAACATGCAGAGGCCCTGTAAGGGTTGGCTGATTTGCTCTAACCATAGCACCAGTACCTGTAGGGGGAGTAGCCCAAGCACCTGTTAAAGTACCTGTAGTAGTTACTGGAGAATTGGTTACCGTAAGATCAGCAGGCAATGCCAAACCAACTGAAGTAACACTATCCCTATAACCAATATCAAAATTAGCATTACTATTCTTAGCAATTACTTGTCCAGTCGTACCCCCGGAAGGAATATTAGTAACAGTTCCACCGCCTACAAAAGTATTCAAATCTTGTAATCTAAGAGGTGAAGCAGCCGTGGCTGGATTAGGAAGATTAATAATCTGCTTGGAATTCATGTCCAATTCAGATTGCATCTGATTAGGAGCAGTCCCATCTCGACTTAGAGTATTATCGAAGGCAGTTTCTATAGTATTGCTATTAGCATTAATTGTAGTCGCTGCTGTAGTAGCATCTATAAGATTACCTACATCGTTGAGAGTAACTTTCATGAAATTTCCTTAAACTACTTGTAAAGTACCACCGCCAGCACCTCCGGCGATAAACATTTGACCTGAAATAAGACCTGCAGCTACTGCTGTTGCTCTATCAACATAAGTCGGCCAACCGAGATAAAACTTTGCATTACCAGGTGCATTTACAGTTCCATAAATATTATTTGGACCAAGCTCTCCATTCTCTACTTCACCAGATCCTGCTCCAATTAAAGTGCCAGTTATGACTGAATTACCAAACATCTTAAGTCCACGGGTATTAGTTTTATTAGCTTTAGTTCCGTAAAAATCACATACTGCAGTAACACCAGAGGCACTAAAACCTTGAATAGTCACTCCTTTAAGTCCTCTTATCTCAGGATCTCCGTGTGCTATTCCTCCGCCACCAAGGGCAAACATAAAGCCTGTAGGTGATCCTCCACTACCTCCCATGATAGTAAGCCCCGCCCCCCAGGGAAATACCATGGCTTCAATACCACCAACCGTTGCATCAATAATAGTAGAACCAATAATTGTTAAACCGTCAAATGGTCGATTAGCACTGGTTGATATTGCTCTAATGCGTCCGTCTGAACCTGGCTCCCAAAGACAATTCAGAAAAGTACATGAATTACAAGAACCTTGCACAGGATAGGTAACCCCACTAGGCAAGAAAGAACAAGTATCAAACAAATGACAATTAACAAATCCAACGATGAGATAACTATTATCTTGTAATTTAAGATGGCAACCTGGACCACCGAAGACTACATCTCTAAACGATCCATTTGAAGAACCGTACATAGACATAACAACTCCGGGAGAAGTCCCTGTACTGAGAATCACATTTCTCATTTTAGGAAGAAATGAATACTCACCAGCATTTACTGCGGGTCCCCAACTTACGAGTGTTCCATTAAACGCGGGGTTAGAGCTAATAATACTTATACTTTCAAAAGTAAGACATGAAGAATTCCAACATTTGACAGCTGGAACATCTGCTCCGACTGCACCTGTATTCATCACAAATGTAGCACGTTCTGTATAACCACCGCCTGGAGCGTATGAGCCTACATCAGCACTTTTGAGAGTAAGGTTCTTTCTATTAGAAAGATCTATAAAAGTTGTATTAATAGCACCTCTAAAATAAATAGTCGTACCTGATTTAGCACTATCTAGAAGAGCTTGAAGAGCTACCGTCATATCTCCACCAGTATCTCCGGGAACACCATGGTCCCAAGCTAAAAGAAAAGGTGAAGAAGTAGTTGAAATACTAGACGCATTAGCTAACACAAAGGCTGTAGTAGCAAGTTGAGTAGTATTAGTTCCTAATGAAGCTGTCGGTGCTGTAGGAGTTCCAGTGAAAGCTCCGTTAGTGAGCGATTTACCTGTTAAATTTAATGTACTAGGAAGACTCCAAGTCAACTGATTAACATTGGTAGCGATATTTATTTCGTTATTAGTTCCTAGGAAAGTCTTAGTAGTAGGAGTTGTATTTGCTATCAAATCAAACTCTGCTTTTCGAATAGGTTGATCTCCACTGTCTGCAGCAGGAAGATTGATTATCCTATTACTATTCATATCGAGGGTAGCACCCATTTGATTGGGTGCAGTCCCGTTTCGAGATAAAGTATTATCTATTGCAGTGGTAACAACTGCATTATTAGCATTAATAGCATTAACCGCAGTCGTTTCATTCTGCAAGTTAACGAGGTTGGTTAACGTTATTTTGGACATTTACGAAGCCGTTGTAACCGCAATCCAGGTTGTCGTACCGTTGTTGATAAACATACGAGTAGACGCCGAGGAGCCGGTAAGGTTGATGTAAAGTGTGCCTTTAATCGAAGAGAAAGTAGGTGTGCCTGTACCGCAGATAACAGCAGGTTGAGAACCACCGGGAACCGGTGTATTCAACATAGTATCAAATGCAAGCTGGACGCCATCGTTAATCTCAAGATTGCCAGCGTAGTTGAGAGCATTAGTAGTAATAGCCATTTTTATTCCTTTTAAAGAAAAGGGGGAGGGTTAGCTCCCCCAAATCAATTACTGAGTAATACCACCAATAGCATGGTAGAAGATACGGACACGTATTGTGCCAGTAACCGCACCGGTATTGAAGGCAGTAATGTAGTACGGACCAGTAGCCGCAGCCGCAGACGAACCTAAGAAGGTTCCGCCTTTAGCCACGCCTTGGGTGTAGTATACGCGATTGCCTGCCGCAGCAAACGTCGCGATAACTTCAGCCGCGATAAAACCAGTACCATAACCAGACGGAATCGTAGAACGATCCGTTTGGATTAGGCCGATGTTAAAGGACGTACCACCAGCAACAGCGGTTTCAGCGACGATCTCAACCGCCTCGATGAACAACTGACCAGCACCAAGTGCAGGGAAGAAGGTCACGTCGGTTACGATTGAAGGCGTAGCAGCCGTAGTTGAAAGACCAGTAAGAAGGATCGTACCTTCGATGCATCGGTTGGGACCGAACATCGCGTAGTCACCCCAAGTGGTCGGAGTAGCAATGGTTGAACCAAATTTAAGGTACAAACCACTGTTGGTGTAGTAAGATTGTCCAGATGTAATAGCGGGCATATGATACTCCTATTAAGCCGGAACTGCAGATTTGGAGGTAATCACCGTGCAGAAATTCTGCTCACGGAAGAAACCTAAACCAAATTCACATATGGTTGCGTAATCCCACTGCTGTAGGTCCATGTCGAACTTCGACTGAACCGTTGGCATTTGCCTCCACGCACCAACCCAAGGCAACGTATCGCCAGGAGTAGCATCGAAGAAGAAATTAGCGACACCGTTCGCACCAGAAGCAACCGAGTTGATTGTTTCCGAAACGATCGAGGGCAGGTAGTTAGACTCATAGACATCAAAGCCAAAGACGTTAAATCTATACTTGAAGCCTGAAGTCAAACCGCTGCGAGTGACGCTCTGCCAATCACCCATCGGAGTCATCAGGTTTGTAACGTTAGCCTGAGTTTCGAGAGTGAAAGCGGTGGAGGGATCCACGATCGCAACAAGATTGCGCATAGGAACGTTGCTCTTAGTAAGAGCGTAACGAGCCTTAGCGAAATCCTGGAACTGAATCGCGGGAGTACCTGCAACACCACCACCAGAGACCCAGCGATGGCTGGCTCCGTTGATCGTATTGAGGTTGGAAGCTGTTTGTCCAGCGTTGCCTACTGCGAAGACGCGAGTCTCGTAGTATTCCATGATGGCGCGGTGTTGTCGTTGCGGGAAAGCAGCGATAACCTGAGGCGACAGCCATGAATCTCTCTTGAACTTTTCAGTGATAGAATTAGCCGAATAAACATTATCAGTGAAGTTGAACTGGAAGTTACCAGTATCCATCTGATTGTATTTAAGGGACTGACCTTCATTGAAGATAGCTACTTCAGCCTGACCAAGGATCGGGATATTGAAGTTGAAACCATCGGGGAAGTCATTAAGAGTGCGGACAAACTGCATAGCGTTGAGGTCGTCCAGAAGCAGCGACGTAATATCCCCTGAGAATACTTGCGTCCTGATAAAGTTCGACTGGGTACCGTCTGAAAACGATGCCATGTAGTCTCCTAAATCTTAGAGTTTATGTTGAACGCTCTCGATATCTCTTCAGAAAATCTGGAGAGTCCATATCTTTGAGTCGTTGGATTGATACTTTTTCAGAGAAATATTCCTTGGGCTTTTCCTTGCGCATCTTTTCGTAGTAGATTGCATCGCGGATATCGACCTGTGGAGAGAAGTTGTCACTTCTCATGGTAGACGTCGGCTGAGGTTGATAAGTTTCTTGAGGCTGGGCATTCAATCCTAGAGCGTTGATAGCTACTTCGGGTGAACGTCTAGCAAGAAACTTCAGATCATCGGCTGACATTCCCAGGCTATTCATCTTGTTCCGCAGAACGGTGTTGGCATTCTCGCCATAACGTTCTCGGAGACGTGTTTCGACTGCATTTAGATTAGTTTCTTCCTTTTTCTTAAGCTCAAGTTGAGCGAGCTTAGTATCGAGGAGGGCGTTAATCTGAACAGGGTCTAGAGCTGGTTCAACAGGAACGACTTTGGTAGTGTCGTCGGTTTCACTTCGCTTCTCAAGGAGGGCCTTGAGTTCCTCGTATTTGGTAGCGGCGTTAGCATTAGCGTTGGCTTTAATGAAATCCTCACGGAGTTCATCGAATTCCTGTAGCTTGTGATCTAACGTTTTATCTGCAAATACTTTTCCCTTAGCAATCGCTTTGTACATATCTTGTTCAGATGTGTACTTCGTGCGATCGAACTTGCCACCGGGTCCGGTGAGTTCAGTAAGGTAATCTTTGTTTTCGTCAAATTCTTCTTGGTCAAAGAGAGACATGTTATTCCTTTTGGTCTAAGGTTATTAGTTTCTTAATCCTTCGTAAGGCACGGCGATAACCGTTTCGGTCTGCCTGAAGGGCTGCCCAGGATGGGCTTGAATATTGATCTATATCAGTTTCCTGCTGATCTAGTTCTTTTTCCATTTCTTCAGCAATCTGGGAGAGTCTTTCGAGAACTCCCTTACTTGAATAAATGTATTGTCTGAACCGTTTAGCTTCCTCAGGGTCCTTGAGGTGGGCTGTCCAGTTGGGTATCATTGCTGTCCTAATGCTTGTTGTTCAAGCTGTTGAGTTTGGGGGTTATTGACATCATAGTCTGTACCCATTCCAGAAGCAGTTCCCATCTCTTGATGGAGTTGTTCTTGTAGAGCTTGAGCCTGACGTTGAGCATCAGCTTGTTCAGAGATATTGATGTAAGGCGTGACTATGTTATAATCGCCGAGATCAAAGATCTCACCGTACATCTTAGCCATCTCAACACTAGAGAAGTGAGGCTGAACATACTGCCATACCGGAGACTGCGATAACCCTTGGATGTTTTGTACCATCTGAGCTGTCTCAGCGAAGTGGCGAGCCCCTCGTGGAACGATGCGGCCAACACCGGTGATGTCATCCACGGTTAGTTCTTGGAAGATTTGAATGCCATATTCCTGGTCAGTGACAGGTATGGATATAGAATTAACCATATTCCTTCGGTCTAACTCAAGCATTGCATTCAATGCAGGTTCGAGAACGAATTCTTCGAACTGATTAATCTTACTTTGAAAGATACGACTCGCAGCGTTCTCTAACGCTTGCACTTCGTACTTAGTTTTCTCCCCTGGTGATCGGAAGCCCATGGCTTCTTTAGGAGCACCGGCCATCTCTTCCATCTGTTGTTGTAACATCGCAATGTCTTGGACGAGCTGTTGAACTTGAATGTTTGGTTGAAGAAGTTCTACATCGCCTTCATCAGACACGAAGATCTTTTCTCCAGGTTGCCAAGTATAGTCTTCCACGAAGCCTTTGATCTTTTGCACGGGATATGTGCTAAGATCCATCATATCCGCTTTCATGTTCTCCATATGGTCGATGCGATACTGCATGCCAATGAGATTTTCTAACGGACCCATGCCGTAGACATTGTCAGGACGACGGCGCCAAGGTGTATGAAAGATCGGAGGATAACCGAAGAAGGAGGCGTTGGGTTTATCGGAGACAATCTTATGACGATCAACGAAAGTTATTACTCGATTCTTTTCTAGTTTGTCCTCATCGGCATCGTACCAATCCCCATAGAAAGTAAGGACCTCGACGGTATTCGATGTAAGGTATTGTTTGAATGAACCGAAGCCATCCATCTGATACATCCCGTCGCGCTCATTCCATTCGCCTGTGAGAGCGACGGCGCGCATACGGATTGTGCGGACATAATCATATAATGCTTGATAGGTTTCACGGTTCTCATCGTTAGACAAACGTTGAAGATGTTCTTTGAATTCTCCGAGAGACATGATAGAACGTACGAACTTAGGAGCTTTGATAAAATCATCAGCAACTGGATTAGGTACGACATCAAGCGGACTAAGCCTACGAAGACCAGGTCCAACGTAACCCATCTGGGTCATATCCTTCTGAAGTGTACGGTCATCTCGCCACTCAGCAGTCAGAATTGTATTACCCTTCAGAATGTAATCTACGACTGCTTTAAAGAGTTCTGCCTTAAATGAAGGTTGAGCAATCCAGTGCATAGCACGGTTCTGAATAGCATTCCGTTTAATTACAGAGTTACTATCTTTGTTGTCAGCTAACCAAAAGATAGAATTCTCTTTTGGAAATAGCGTCAACATGTAGTTAGAAAGAAGATTATCAAAGATTTGACAGATCTTAGGGAGTGTGGTTTTATTCTTCCAAGGAAGACTAGAGTTGCTAGTGGACGAAGTATCAGTAGCGTAGACATATCTAGCTACTTCTTCCATCTTAACTAACCAAGGAGTTCTCCAACCAACCCATTCGACATACTTTCTAGCGAGTTCTGTAGCGCGGCGATCAGGAGATATGATATCCCCGATTAGTTCAAGGACTGTGCCGGTCATGCTACCCCACCCCAACGGGAATTAAACGTATATGCATTACTTGTTTCTTTATGTATTCTAGTATAATTAACAGGAGCAACTGAGTAATCTATTGCTGACGAAAGAGCATCTTTGATATCGTCGTGGGTTGAATTCATATAAATGAGTTCTTCTTCGAGTGTCTGGCAGTGTCCACCTGTATAGTGCCAGATCTGACGGTTTGCGTATCGAGGTTCCAGGATGGCCATAATTCGTTCTTCTTTGACGCCATCTGATCTGGTAGGACGATGTTCATCGACGGTCAACCCAAGACCATATTTTCGGATGTAATTCTCTTTGAAGTCATTGATGAGAACTATTTGGGCTACCGAGACTTCAGCTCTGATCTTCCTGAATCCCCACTTTTCATGAAGCTTTAAGATGTGCTTATAGTAATCACTAGGCTGACCAGTTCTGAACCGATCTATATCTAAGACGTAGTAGTTTTTGTGTCCATCAACTCCGATGACGACGATTGCGGTGTAGTCGGAGTTCTTCCCCGTCGTGAACGCAAAGTCAACCGCTGCAAAGACGTTAAGAGGTTCTCTTTGGTACATCCACTTGTAGTTGGATTTGACGAGCCACTTTTGGTCGTAGTACTGGAAGAACTCTCTTTTAATGGGGGATGAGTCGACGTCGTGTGGATCGTTATAATATTGGGCTCGGAAGTAGGTTTGATTTTTATATTCCGTTCTCTTGTTCGAGAGAATCTCGGCGTCAAATCCGAACCATTCTCCGTCTGCCCGTTTGGATCGAGGCCATATGAACTCGCCTGTTCCGTCTCCGATGTTTTCCACTGGCCATTCCCGGTGGTCGTATAACTTTTCGTTACGGATTGTTGTTCCCATTGAATCATATTGTTTAACTTCCCTTGAAAGTAATTCTCCGTAAAGGTCTTCGGGGTGATATCTTGTTCCTACGATCCAAACACGGCCTTTAGCGCCGCCAATAGCCGAGAGATAACCGTATTGATCCGTGACTTTATCTCTGGTCTCTTGAGTATACGCGTTATTAGCAACCACGATATCGTCAAGAACATTGACATCGCTATGAAGACCAACGATGTTCGAAGTAAGTCCAGCAGTAAAGATTGAAGGGTCACGAATCATCTCCTCTTTACGTTTAGGATGATCTACTGAGATTTCCTTAGCAGTCCATTGTTCACGCTTGCTTTCCTCTTTGATAACCATGTCAGGCCAGTGTGCCCGATAGATATCGCTCGTAAGAAGATCTTTGATGAATTTAAGCTGTTTGACAGCCAAATTGATTGTACTAGAAATGTACAAAAACCGCAGAGTTGGGTTCTTTGTAAGTTCCCAAGCTACGCGATAAGCCACGAGCGCAGACTTCATATGATCTCGTGGGAGCAGTAAGAGTTGGTGAGACTTAGCATCAGATGATGTCCACCAATCTATAATAGTTCTGTGTATGTTACCTAAGTGTCTCTTCGGATGAACAAGCTTGATAAACTCTTCTAGAGAGCTTTCAGCGAGCAATCTGCGTTGCTTTCGTGCTTGGTCTACTTCAGTTTTAGGCGGTCTGCCACGGCGTGCCAAGTTAAACTCTATAACCCCATGCGGATATCGAAGAGTTTGTATTACCTGCTCCTAAAGAAGGAACAGAAACTACAATGTTAACGTTAACAGCTGAGGCTGGAACCGGAGGATTGTAATCCACAAAAATGGGTGTAACTGCTAAAGAAGCACCTGCCGGAACGGAAACAGTGAAAGTATGCGTACCTCCAAGTAAACCTGTAATCGTACCGCTCACAACGCTAGCACCAGTAGCACCTGCACCTGAGAAGAGAAACCCAGATAAATAGGCAGTCTGCGTAGCAGCACTGGTGAGAGTAGCCGTAGCTGCCGCGGCGGCAACGTTACCGGAAGACGATGTTAATATCGTGGCACCGGAAGGATTAAGTCCTGCGCCGACTCCACTTAA